AGAAGTAACCCTTTCTCTTAGAAATGCAAGAGTTGAGACTGAGGAGTTTTTATCTACTAGAGCTCTAACTGGAAGTGCTGTGGGAGCTAATGCTGATAGTGATTCTACTACTATTGTTGCTCAACAGATTACTAACATTACTAATGTCACTAATATTACTAATAATGTAACAACTCCACCACCAAGAAGAGACCCATTAGCACAGTCATTCTTTGTTGATGATGAAACTGGAATATTTGTTACTAAGATTGATATATTCTTCAAAACAAAGGATGCAACATTACCTGTCTTCTGCCAGATTAGAGAAATTCAAACTGGATTGCCAACATTAAAAGTTCTTCCCTTTGCAGATATTGAAGTAGCTTCAGCTGATGTTAACTTATCTAATGATGCATCAGTAGCTACTACAATTACATTTGATTCTCCAGTTTATCTGAACGGAGGAAAAGAATATGCTATTGTTCTTTTATCAGATTCAACTGAGTATACGGTATGGATCTCTAGAATTGGAGAAGCAGATGTAACATCTACTGCTCAGGAAGCAGGAACAATTCTTGTTACAGCTCAACCTATTCTTGGATCACTGTTCAAATCACAAAATGCTTCTACTTGGGATGCTAGTCAGTATGAAGATCTTAAGTTTAAACTTTATAGAGCAGAGTTCACTAAAGAAGGAAGTGTTGACTTCTTCAACCCAACATTACCTACGGATATAGGTCTTCTTAGACAAAATCCATTTGATATTGATTCTAAGACTATTAGAATTGGGATTGGAACCACATTACGCGATACTGGATTAAAGAAAGGAAATACAATTGTTCAGTTAAAATCTGGTGCTACAGGAAAATATGTTGGAAGTGCTGGAACTGCTCATGGAGCTCTTCAGATTCTTAATGCAGGTATTGGTTATACGCCAAGTTCTGGTGGTTATACCTTTGAAGGTTTAACATTAACCAATGTTGAAGGAAACGGAAGAAGTGGAACAGCAAATGTAACCATTAATGGTGGTGTTGCAGTGGGTGCAACTATTGCCAACGGTGGAACTGGATATGCTGTTGGTGATGTTGTTACAGTTTCTACAATTGGTATATCATCTATTGGTAGTAATTTGAGATTAAGTGTTCAGCAAATTGCGGGTGTTAATGAATTAAAACTGGATGAAGTTCAAGGCGATTTCACAGTTGGTGCTGGATATACCTTAACATATAATACTGCCGTTGGTGTTGCTACTACCATGAATGGTAATTTTGGTGGTAATGTTACTATTACATCTGCAGTTCAAACTGTATATGATGGATTGCACTTTAAAGTGAACCAGAGAAATCATGGTATGCATTCTGATGTTAACAAAGTTACTATTACAAAAGCAAAATCAGATGTTACACCTACAACTTTAGATGCAGATTATTCTGCTTCTGCTACTGGAAATATCTCTGTAGCAAGCACTGCTAACTTTGCTAAATTTGAAAATGTTAGTGTTGCATCTACTAATCCTGGTTTTGCTAAAATTGGAAGTGAGATTATTAAGTATACTGGACTTTCTGGTAATAATTTAACAGGAATTACCAGAGCAAGAGATAATACAGTGGCATTCCCACACTCTGCTTCAGATCTTGTTTATAAGTATGAGATGAATGGAGTATCTCTACTTAGGATTAATAAGACTCATGATATAAGTGATGGAGATATTGACGAGCAAATAGGTCTTGATCATTATTATCTCAAAGTAGATATGGAATCAGGAACTGATATAACTGCTAGAGATGGATCTACTTTTGAAAAATTATTCTTTAATGAAACTAAGAAAATTGGTGGAGATGAAGTTAAAGCAACTTATAATGTTCCATTTGAAATAATAACTCCTCAAATTCTAACTATTACTCCTAAGCTTACTACTTTATCTTCTTCTGTGAGAACAGTTAGTGGTAGGAGTATTAATGGTTCCGAAAATCCTTATTTGGATAAAGGATATCAATCAGTTGCTTTGGGAGCAGCGAATTACTTTGATTCTCCAAGAGTTATTGCATCTAAAGTTAATGAAGATGCTAGACTCCAAACTCTTCCTGGAAGAAAATCATTTAATTTGAATATGAATCTATTAAGTGTTGATAGTAGACTTTCACCTTGTATTGATCTAACAAAAACGGATGTTGTATTCACATCTAATAGAGTAAATAGACCAATAACTGATTATGTAGATGATAAGAGAACAAATACTATTGATACTGATCCTAATGCATTCTATTATGTTTCAAAAGCAGTAACTTTAGAAAATTCTGCTACTGCTATTAGAATCCTTCTTACTGGTGCATTGGATGAAGCTAATGACATTAGAGCATTCTATGCTATTCAAAATGATATTGAAGAAAGTGTTATCTTTACTCCATTCCCAGGATTTGCTAATCTTAATACTGGTAGATCATTTGGTAGGGTAATTGCTCCTTCAGCAAATAATGGAACACCTGATGTTCAATTGAAGAAGAATTCTTTATATGATTTTGTCCCTGGTCCTAGATCATTTAAAGAAATTGAGTGGACAATTGATGAACTTCCAGCATTTAAGATCTTTAGAATAAAATTGGTAATGACTTCAACTAATCAAGCTCTTGTACCTGTTATTCAGGATCTTCGCGCTATTGCTCTTGCTTAGTATGGATAATAATTTAATACCAGTAGAAGGTGAAAATTATCTCTTTAGAGATAGTAAATCAAATGCTATTATTAACACTAATAGTTCTGATTATAATTCCTATATTAGTAGAAAGAAATTTCAACAAAATGAGCATGATAGACTTAATCAAATAGAATCTGAAATTGGTGAGATTAAATCTTTACTTAAAGCCCTAGCAGAGAGAAGTATCTAATGGCACAGCATTCATTCAAATTTGATCCAGATGCAGGAGTAGCACAGGGTGTTAATATAAAGATTAATACCGGATCAACTTTTAAGGATGGTTTTACTATTACACGTCCCAATTCGGATGCTTTTGATTTTACTGGTTGGAGTGGATCTGCTCAAATGGCAAAAAGTGTTGCTGTGGGAGCAACATTAGGTGCAAATAGAACTTTTAATGTAGGATTTACAAGTGCTGCTGGTGGTAAATTTAATGTTTCTTTGGCAGCAACTCAAACTACAGATTTAAGTGCAGGAAGGTATGTTTGGAATCTTTTGCTCACAGGAGATACGGAAACTGAAACTATATTAACAACTGCTATTTCTGCAGGGTCTACCGCAGGAATTGGAACTACTGCCTTTACTATAAATGCTAAAACCAATGTTGCTGTTGGTGATTCGGTTACTTTCTCTACTATAAAGAATGCTCCTGTTGTTGGAATAAGCACTAATACCAATGTAATTGAAGTTGGAGCTGCTAATACAGCATCGGCACAAGTAATGCCAGGAACTGCAGTAACCTTTACTAGAGCAGGAACTGCGACAACCATCTATGATGTAGCAGAAGGAACTGTTTTAGTGGTGGCTGGTATTTCATCATCTCCATAAATATATCAAGGGTTATTGTCTAAATGCAACCATCAAGTAGAACAGATTTCAAAACATATTGCTTAAGAAAGTTGGGTGCTCCCGTTCTGGAGATTAACCTTGCATCGGAGCAGTGTGAAGATTTGATCGATGATGCTCTTCAGATGTATCAGGAAAGGACTTATGATGGTGTATCGCAGACATATTTAAAGTATAAGATTCGTCAAGGGGATATTGATAGAGGAAAAGGACCTGGTTCTACTGATGTAGTAGGAATAGTAACAACTACTGCAACATCTACTGTTGGTATAACAAGTACATTTTCTTTTGAAGAGAATAGTAATTTCTTACAAGTTCCTCCCGAAGTTATAGGAGTTCAAAAAATCTTCCATTTTGATGGAAGTAACACTATAACCAACAATATGTTTAGTGTTAAATATCAGTTATTTTTAAATGATATTTACTTTTGGGGATCTACTGAGCTTTTAAGTTATGCAATGACTAAAACGTATTTGGAAGATATTAATTTTCTTCTAACTACCCAAAAGCAGATTAGATTTAATAAGAGAATGGATAGGTTATATCTGGATATAGATTGGGATAGTGTTACAGCAGATGACTGGTTGGTTATAGATTGCTACAGGTTGGTGGATCCAAGTGATTATACTAGAGTTTGGAATGATCAGTTTTTAAAACAATATGCTGTCGCACTAATGAAAAGACAGTGGGGACAGAATTTACTTAAGTTTGGAGGAGTAAAACTTCCAGGAGGGATAGAACTTAATGGTAGGCAAATATATGATGATGGTCAAAGGGACATTGATATGTTAATGGAAAGAATGTCCAGTACCTATGAGTTGCCACCGTTAGACATGATAGGTTAGTATCATGGTTCTTAATCCCTATTTTCAACAAGGTGCAGTAAGTGAACAGAATCTTGTACAAGATTTAATTAATGAGCAGCTTAAAATTTATGGAATAGAAGTTTATTATCTTCCAAGACAGTATGTGACAAAAAATACTGTTATTAAAGAGGTAATTGAATCTAAGTTTACGGATGCATATCCTATAGAAGCATATGTAGATACCTATGAAGGATATGAAGGAGTAGGAACTTTATTATCTAAGTTTGGAATTCAGGAATTAGATGATTTAAATCTTATTATTTCTCAGGAAAGATATAGCAGTTATATTACCCCTCTTATTGAAAATATACCTAATATAGAATTAGCGACTAGACCTAAAGAAGGAGACTTAATTTATTTTCCATTGGGAGATAGATTATTTGAAATTAAGTATGTTGAGCATGAAAAACCATTTTATCAATTACAAAAGAATTATGTCTATGAATTGAGATGTGAACTCTTCCGTTATGAGGATGAGGTTATTGATGTAGGTGTAGATGATATTGATGAAACTGCAGTTGATAAGGGATATATCCAAACTCTTACATTGGTTACAGATCCAGTTCAAGCAACTGCTATTACTGGAATTGTTACAGAAGGTGGATTGAGAAAAGTTACTCTATCTAACAGAGGAAACGATTATACTGTTGCTCCAAGAGTTGCTATTAGTTCTGCTCCATCCAGTGGAACAAATGCAGTAGGAATTGCTACATTAATTTCCAATCTTATTGATTGTGATGGAGTTACTTCTAAGAAGGTTCAAGGAGTAGAAATAAGGAATCCTGGTTATGGATATACTGTTGCACCTGGTATTGGATTCATCTCTAAGACGGGTGTAGGTGCTGCTGCAACGACTGAAGTAGCCGATGGAACTCTTGGTATCGTAACTCTTACTGAGGGAGGTTCTGGATATGTTACAGAACCTTTGGTAACAATTGCTGCACCTGGAGTAGGTACTACTGCTACTGCAAGAGCGGTAATAAGTTCTGCTGGCATTGTTACTGCTATCAGATGGAAGGATGCTGGTGTTGGATATACTGTGGGAGATACTCCGACAATTACCATAGGTGCTCCAGATACTGATGCAGCCGGTGATTATGAAGTTGGTGAAACTGTAACTGGTGCAGCAAGTAGTACTACAGGTATAGTTAATAGTTGGAATGCAAGCACTGGAGTTCTAGAAATTAAGATAGTTGATGGTACATGGACACTTGGAGAAGATATTGTTGGAACAAATGCTACTAGAGCATTAAGAGTTATAAATCTAGATGATGCTGTCACTCCATTTGCTGATAATGATAATATTGAAACAGCAGCAGATGCGATATTAGACTTCTCCGATAGTAACCCATTTGGTGATCCCTAAATAGAGCTGATAGGTGTAATAAGTAATGTTTGAGTATTTTTATCACGAAATATTAAGAAAAACCATTATTGCTTTTGGTACATTGTTTAACACAATTTCCATTAAGCATAAAGATGGTGATGATGACGTGGGAAGTGTCATTAGGGTTCCTCTTGCTTATGGACCAACTCAAAAGTTTTTGGCACGTCTTGAGCAACAACCAGATCTTAATAGATCAACTCAGATTACATTACCAAGGATGTCATTTGAGTTTATTGGATTAACTTATGATCCTTCAAGGAAAGTAACTACAACTCAGACATTTTTAGCACCAGATAGCACTACTAAATCAACAGAGAAAAAGGCATATATGCCAGTTCCCTATAATATGAATTTTGAACTTAGCATCATGACAAAATTGAATGATGATGCTCTTCAAATTACTGAACAAATATTACCTTATTTTCAACCTGCATATGCTTTAACAGTTGATTTGGTAAAATCTATTGGAGAGAAAAGAGATATCCCTGTGATATTAGAAAGTGTTACTATGGATGATCAATATGAAGGAGATTTTACTACTAGAAGAGTTCTCCTTTATACTTTAAGATTTAGTGCAAAAACATATCTATTCGGACCAGTATCTTCTACTGCTGCAGATATAATCAAGAAGGTTTCTATTGGATATATTGCTGCAGATTCTTCTGGCACAGATTCTCGGACTGGAGGAAGAGATCTTACTTACTCTGTTACTCCAAGGGCAACTAAGAATTATGATGGAGTTGTTGACACTAACCTCACTAATGATATAAGTCTTGCAGATACAACCTTTGAGGTAAATAGTGGAAGTGCCATATCTTCTGTAGAAAATCCAAGTGATCTTTATATTGTTATTGATAATGAATCAATGTATGTTGATAAGGTTATTGGTAATAAGATAACAGTTGTTAGAGGACAAGATGGAACAACTGCTTCAGCTCATGTAGCTGGTTCTAATATTGGTAAGATAACTTCTGATGATAATGATTTAATTGAGGTAGGAGATGACTTTGGATTTGATGGATCATACTCATAATCATGGCAAAACAATTAGATAAAGCTTTCAATATTGCACCTACTGAAGTTGTAGTAGAAGAAAAGGAAGTTGAAACTCCAACTGTTGGTATCCAAAAACCAAGTAGACTTAGTAAAGATGATATTGATAAAGATTATGAATATACAAGAGGTAATTTATATTCTATAATTGAAAAAGGACAAGAAGCAATTAATGGTATCCTTGAACTTGCTCAGGAAAGTGAAATGCCTAGAGCATATGAAGTTGCTGGACAATTAATTAAAAGTGTCTCTGATGCAACTGATAAATTAATGGATCTTCAGAAGAAATTAAAGGATGTAGAAGAAGATTCTAAACCCAAAGGACCTAATACTGTTAATAATGCACTCTTTGTAGGATCTACTGCAGAACTTGCAAAGATGATAAAAGAAAGTGACCTTAGCAGTTCTTCTAAATAAGATAGGGAGAAAAATCCCGAAGTACAAAGGTTACTAATAAAATGTCGGATAAGTTACCGTCAATTGATGATTTTGCTGAAGATAACAGTAATTTACCATCAGCTGAGGATATTATAAAAGAAGAAGATTTACCTTCAGTTGAGGAGTTTATAGTAGAAGAACCTACTATGAGAGCAAATGACCCTGGTGAGGAAGGAGGGTTTGGTTCTCAAGGTTCACATGATCCGCAAGAAGAAGAGGAAGAAGAACCGGAAGATCTTACAGAAGTAATACGTTTAATTAATGACTTAAGAAGGGATATCCCAGATGTTCCTGAAATTAAGTATTATGATAAGGAACTACAACAACTCTCTGAGCAAGTTGAGCAGATTAGAGAGAGTATACCAGAAGTTCCAGAAGTAAAAGATTACGACGCAGAAGTAGAAGCAATATGCGAACAGATTGATATTGTCAGGGAATATGTTGACAAGTTACCAGAGATAAAGCATTATGATGATCAAATAACTTCTTTAGAAGATAAAGCTGAACTTCTTAAACAGGAGATCATTAATCTTCCAGAAATAAGACATTATGATGATGATCTTAATACTTTAAGAGAAGAAGTTAGAAAAGAAATTTGGGACATTAAAAATACTACTATTCCTGATTTTAAATGGATTGGTAATACTTTTGATGTAGTTCATGAAAATTATGAGACACTTCAGGGAAATTTAGGAGATCTTAAAGATAAGTTAGATCAAGATATTCAGAATTTAGCAGAAGATCTTGATACTAAAGATTTTGAAAAAAGAGTTGAAATTAAAGAACTCCAAGAAAATTTAGGAAAAACAAAAGATAAAATATATGAGGAATTAAAAGAAACTGTTATAAAAATATGGGAACATCATGATCAATTTAAAGACGATGATAGAAAATTAAAGAAATTTGTTTTAGGTAAATTTGAGGTTTTACGCAGTAATGTTGATGAACAAATAGAGGAATTTAATAATAAGAATATTGAGTCTCAAAATGTTATTACTGATTCTCTTAGAGAATATTTTGATACTTTAAAGGGGGATATTAATAATCTACCTAAAGTAAGATATTATGATGAAGATATTATTCGTTTGAAAAAGGATATATCTAAATTAGGTGAAGATAATAAGATCAATATTAAAGAACTTTATAGAATTGTTGAAGGTTTACAAGAAACACAACATGAATTAGAGGAGGGTCTTTTAGCCCAACCTCCAAGCACTGACAACTCTGATCCTCTTACTCCTTTAGATAGAGAAGCAACAAGTTTTGAACAATTAGCATCTCAATATAGACTGTTTACAAATAGAGTTCAAGACCAATTAGCAGCTCTAGGTGGAGGTGGAGCTCGTGTTATAAGTGACCTTGAAGATGTTGTTTTAGGTTCTGGAGCAAATATTGGTATTCAGACAGAAGGTTGGACTATAGGATGGAGCACTGCACGTAATAGATTTGAACCATCTGAAGGAGGAGGTGTAGGAGCTGCAGGAACATGGACAACTGATTCTGTTGGTATTCATACTACTAAGAAAATTGGTATTGGAACCACTCAGGCAAAAGCTGATTATCATTTATATGTTCAAGGAGATGGATTCTTTACTGGTAGTGTTACTGGTTTAGGAACTATTCATTTTGATGATGTAACTCATGTAGATTCTACAGGTATCAGCACATTCCAAGATGGTATTAATATAACTGGTGGTGGACTTGGAATAGGAACTACCAATAGAAGACATTCATTGGTTGTTGGTAATCCAGGAGCTGCTGGAACTAGTGTTTTAATTCATGGTGATACAAGAATTGTTGGAGTTCTTACAGTAGGTTCTGAATCTATTACTATTGATGGTGATAACAATACTGTTACTTCTGGTATTGTTACGATTACCGATTCTATGGTTATCATCGGTAGTGGTGTAACAATTAGTGGTGAGGCATCTGGTATTAACTCCGCACCTAATGTTCTTTATGTTGCGAAAGATGGTGATGATGATAATAATGGAACATCAATTGATAATGCATATTTGACAATTTCTGGAGCAGTTGGTGCTGCTGTTTCTGGAACTACTATTAAAGTTCTTTCTGGAAATTATGTTGAAAGTAATCCTCTTGAAGTTCCTGCTTATGTTTCAATTGTTGGTGATGACCAAAGAACTGTAAATGTAAGTCCATCTACACCTACAAAAGATTTATTCCATGTAAGGAAAGCCACTAAATTGGCTAATATGACCTTTAAGGATCATCTTGCACCTGCTGCTGCAGTAGGATTCCCAACTACTGAAATTGCAGAAAATGTTGGTGGTGGTGCATGGAAAGGACCTTATATTCAGAATTGCACAAGTCAAACAACAACAGGAACTGGAATATACATTGATGGAGATCAAGCAAGATTATTGAAAGCAATGAACGTTGATGCTTTCACTCAATATAATCAAGGTGGTGTAGGTGTTGCTGTAACTAATAACGGATTTGCTCAATTAGTATCGGTATTTACTATTTGTTGTGATAAAGCAATTACTTGTCATACAGGTGGTCAAGCAGACGTAGCAAATAGTAACTGTAGTTTTGGAACTTATGGTTTAGTCTCTAATGGTCTTAGTGATTTGCAGTATTCAGGTGTTGTTACATCCAGTGCTGCTGTATCTCAGAAAGAAGCAACAATTAATATAAGCACAGATGAGTTTACTATATCAGGAGTAGATTATACACATAGCACAGGTATTGCTACTATTACTACTACTGCTGCCCATAACTTTAAAGTTGGTATGGGAGTTACCTTAGCAGGTATTGGATTTACTTGTGATTATGGTGGTAAGACTTATCCATCGAAGAGACCTTTTGTATTTGATGTAGAAGCAATTCCAGCTGCTACTAAATTTAAAGTTAATCTGGGTATATCAACCGTAGCACATTATTATGCAGGTGCTGGTTCTACAGCTGGAACAGCAAAGATTGAAGTTGATAGACCTTATGATGGACAACTTGTTTATTTTGATACTCTTTATGAACAGGTTCAAAAGATTACTATGACCAATAAGGGAAGTGGATATACTTCTACTCCTACTGTAACAGTTGATGATCCAGGTGGACCAAATGGAGAAACTTGCACTGCATATGCAACTGTAGAAAATGAAACGGTTGATTCTATTACTATTATTAGTAGTGGAAGTCAATATACCGAAACTCCAGATGTAACAATTAGTGGTGGAGGTGGTTCAAATGCTGCAGCAACTGCAACAATGTATCCAATATATTATAAAATAAATAGTTCAACTCCAGTAATGTCTGGAATTACTACATTAACTCTTGATACTAATTTACTCAATACAGTTGGTGTTGGTTCCACTGCTTATTTTGCTCAAGCAAGTAAAATTATTGCTAGTTCACATACATTTGAATATGTAGGTGCAGGTAATAATATTACAGAAGCAACTCCAAAACGAGGTGGTGTCACTGTTCAGGCAAATGAAGTTCTTACAGAATCTGGCGGATTAGTTCTCTATACAAGCACGGATCAATCAGGTAACTTTAGAATAGGTGACGATTTACAAATCAACCAAAGTAGTGGTACAATTAGTGGAAGATCTTTCTCTAAGAGTTTATTTAATGAAATGACACCCTTTATCTTAGCACTCAGTTAAATGGCATTAGCACTCAATAGATTTAAAACATATACAAAACAACTGACCACCTCAGGTCAAACCATTTATACTGCTCCTACTGGGTATACTGGGATTATTTTGTATGCACATGTAACCAATTATGGTGCATCAGCAACAACAGTTACAATGTCTCATGTGAGAAGTAGCACAACTACTCAAATTATTAATGCAGCAAATGTTCCTGTTAATGATGCATATATCCCTTTAGATGGAAAATTAGTTTTAGAAACAAGTGATTATGTTACTGCTTTAGCAGGTGCCAATAGTACTTTAAAAATTCTTGTTTCTGTATTGGAGACTGCTAATGCCTAAATTAATGAGCATAGTTAATAGTAATGGTGCTATCGGTATTAAAAGCGATGGCACAAAGGTTGGCGATGCTACTCAAATTAATATTCAGAATAGAAACGTAACAGCTGTTTCATCTGGAATAGCCACTCTTACAACAGATCCTTTGACTATTGTGGGGCTATGAAAAATCAGAAAAACTTCTCCGGATTTATGGGAGAAGCAACAGAAGCAAAGAAATGTCCAGATGGGCATTATTGGTGCTATCAAGATAAGAAATGTAAGAAAATCCCTAATGGATATAAAGTAGGTCCAGGGGGTTGGATTCGCAGTATAGGTTCACGTTCACACTCACATAATGGAAACGATAACGGTAACGGAAATGGTAATGGCAATGGTGGCAATGGTAACGGTGGCAACGGCAACGGTGGCGGTGGCAATGGTGGTGGAGAATAAATAATGAATCCTAATGATATTATTCTTCGTAATGTATCTCATGAATTTGAATATGAAAAGATGTCCAGAGAGATTAATGAGTGTAGTGACGTAGAGACCTTACAAGAAATGTGTAAATTTTTAATAAAGTTAGAGATGAAAACAAGAGAAACTTATAGTATAATGATAGAAGATTTGAGCACATCAGCATCTTCATAAATAAACTGTAAATATTATGTAACAAATGGCACAACAGTCTATTAAATTTACTATTCGACAAGATGGCACTGTAACCGAAGAGGTTATGGGTGTTGTTGGAAATGACTGTGAGAATCTCACCAAAAGAATAGAGGAGAGACTTGGAGTAGTCGAAAGAGTTGAACATAAACCAGAATATTATGAACAAAAACAAACCACTGAGGAAAATGTCTCACTTCACATGCATCAAGACTAAAATTAAAGAACGTGATTATTTGGTTGAAGCACTTGAACTCATGGGACATGATATTCAAGAGAATCAGCAGTTAGTTATTAATAATCCATCTCATGCAGAAGAGCATCCAGAATTTCTTGCAGATGTTGCTATTAGAAATGATATTGGATTTCGCCTGAATAAGAATACTGGTAACTATGAATTAGTTGCTGAACTTGATACTTGGGATTTAGATGTTCCTGTTAATAGGTTTATTGAAAAAGTAACCCAACAGTATGCAAGAATGACTCTTCATGGAACTGTTAAAGAAGAAGGATTTGAAGTAGCAGAAGAATGGGAGATGGATGATAATTCAATTGAATTGACTGTAACCCGTTGGATTTCATAAATATTAGTGTGAAACTATTGAAATTTGATGAAATCTTTTAGACAATACTGTAAAGAAGATTTATCCATCGAAGATGCTGATGGAAAAGTTTATGCTGAAATAGTTGATATTATTAAACCAGAACCTATGAAGGTTCCACAATCAAATATCTATTACGAAGATCCAATAGAAGAGTCTATTCGTATCCCATCTAAAACAGGAAATATAATAACTGTATATTTGGCTTGGCGTGGAAGCAGTTATAACATTCAAATGTTCTTCCCTCAAGTCTCCAAACCATCCCGCAAGGCAGTACAAGATCAATTGCAGAAAATTTATCCAGGTGCCAAGTTGTGGGGCTATCAAGTATCGGACAATGACCCAGGAGAACCCCTCCTCCAAGTCGGGGGAGCAAGATAAAGAGATTGAAGAATTGAAGAAGAGAGCAGAGAATCTACAAAAACTTTTAGACATGACAAGAAAAACAATAGATCATGATAAAAAATTTATGTTAAATAAAGCAAACAATCATTTATTTGGTGAAATGATGTAGGAGATCGTTATGGCTGATGAAATTTATCTTGGTAATCCCAATTTAAAAAAAGCAAATACTGTTGTTGAATTTGATCAAGAGCAAATTCTTGAATTCATGCGATGTAAAGCAAATCCAGTTTACTTTGCAAAGAATCATGTAAAGATCGTTACTCTAGATGAAGGTTTAAAAGCATTTGAACCTTATGATTTCCAAGAGAAATTAATTAAGAATTTCCATGGAAATAGATTTAACATTTGTAAGATGCCTCGTCAGACAGGTAAATCTACAACTGTTATATCCTATTTGTTGCATTATCTACTTTTTAATGATAGTGTAAATATTGGTATTCTTGCTAACAAGGCAGCAACTGCACGGGAACTGTTAGGTCGTCTACAGACTGCATATGAGAATGTTCCTAAATGGATGCAACAAGGTGTTTTGTCTTGGAATAGAGGATCATTGGAGTTAGAAAATGGATCAAAAATACTCGCAGCATCAACGTCTGCTTCAGCAGTCCGAGGCATGTCTTTCAATATTCTTTTTCTTGATGAGTTTGCCTTTGTTCCCAATCATATTGCTGACTCGTTCTTTGCCTCTGTATATCCTACTATTACTTCTGGTAAATCCACAAAAGTCATCATAGTTTCAACGCCACATGGTATGAATCATTTCTACCGTATGTGGCATGATGCAGAAAAACAAAAGAATGAATATGTCCCTACAGATGTTCACTGGTCTGAAGTTCCTGGAAGGGATGAAAAGTGGCGACAACAAACTATTGCTAACACTTCAGAACAACAATTTAAAGTTGAGTTTGAATGTGAATTCTTAGGATCTGTTGATACTCTTATTGCACCAAGTAAATTAAGAAGTCTTGTTTATGAAAATCCTATTCAAAGAAATGCTGGTTTAGATGTATATGAAGAACCGAAAGAAAAACATGATTATATTTGCACAGTAGACGTTGCGCGTGGAGTAGTAAAAGATTATTCTGCATTTGTAATAATTGATATAACCACTTTCCCACATAAAGTAGTAGCAAAATATAGGAATAACGAAATTAAACCAATGTTATTTCCTAATATAATCTATGAGATATGTAACAAATATAATAAAGCATTTATTCTTTGTGAAGTTAATGATGTTGGTGATCAGGTAGCAGCTATTTTAAATTATGATTTAGAATATTCTAATCTTCTTATGGCCTCTATGAGAGGACGTGCAGGACAAGTTATTGGACAAGGATTTTCTGGTAAGAAGACTCAACTTGGAGTCAAGATGTCCAAAACCGTTAAGAAGGTTGGTGCTCTTAATCTAAAGACTATTATTGAATCTGATAAATTAACTTTCTGCGATTATGATATTTTAAGTGAATTAACTACTTTTATCCAAAAGAGTAATTCATTTGAAGCAGAAGAAGGATGTAATGATGACCTTGCTATGTGTTTATTGATATATGCATGGTTAGTTCAGCAAGAGTATTTTAAAGAATTAACTGATCAGGATGTAAGAAAAAGATTATATGATGAACAAAAGAATCAAATAGAACAAGACATGGCTCCATTTGGGTTTATGTCAGATGGATTAGAGGATGATAGCTTTACGGATGATGACGGAGATACGTGGTTTAAGGCTGATGAGTATGGAGATAGATCATATATGTGGGAATATCTCTCGTAAATTGATATTTTAATAAATATTTTTTAGAGAAACTGAGACTCGGAGAACAAAAACATGGCGACTCCTCAATTATCTCCCGGAGTAATTACACGGGAAGTTGATTTAACAGTCGGGAGAGCCGATAATGTATTAGACAACATAGGTGCTCTTGCAGGTCCTTTTAAAATTGGTCCAGTAGAAGAAGCAGTTAATATTGCTACTGAACAGGCATTTATCAATACATTCGGCAAACCAATATCTACTGATGCTCAGTATGAATACTGGATGACTGGATCGTCTTACCTTTCTTACGGCGGTGTCCTTAAAGTTGTAAGATGTGATGGCAGCACTCTTAATAATGCTAACTCAGCAGTAGGATATGCTGCTACCACTAGTGCAAAGATTAAGAATTATGATAATTATCAAAACACTTGGTCAGGGGAAGCAGTAGAGTATGGATATGCAGCAAAAACTCCTGGCACATGGGCTAATAATTTAAAAGTTTGTACAATTGATGATTTCGCAGATCAAACACTTGGTATTGGAACAACTAATGTAAGTGCTTGGTGTCAAGTAGGATATGGAGTTACCAAAGCAATTACTAACAAGACTCTTGCTGGAGTTGGAACTACTTCTGGATTTACTGGATACTTAAAAGGAATAGTTACAGGTATTGTAACAGATTCCACTAATAGTGTATCAAGTGTTGATGTTAAAATTGTTTCTAGAGTTTCTTCTGCAGGAACTGAGACTGATATTCCTTATGGAATTGGAAATAGTCTGAGCTCCTTCCTTAAAGATGATACAATGTGGTTTGTTACCAATGCTGGAGTTAATACGGGTCCAACAGGTGCAAATGCTACAGCAGGAACTGCTGCAGTTACTGCAGTTGACTGGTATGATCAACAAACTTTGGGATTAACTAATTCCTTGGTTTACTGGAAAACTTTAGCTCCAAAACCAATTACCACTCCTTATGTTAATAATAGGAATGGTGCAAACGATGCAATGCACGTTGTTATTGTTGATGATCTTGGAACTGTAACTGGTATTCAAGGAAATTTACTTGAGAAGCATACAAACCTTTCTAAGGCAGCAGATGCAATTTCTCAAGTCAATTCACCACAAAAGATTTACTACAAGAATTATCTTGCAGACAATTCCGAATACATCTATGCTGGATATAACCAATCTCAAGCAGAAGATTCTTATTGGGGAACAAATCCTGTAGCAACTGGATTCTCAACATCTTATACTAAAGTTACTACTGGTGGTGGTCTTTGGGGTCTAGATGCACAAGGAATAACCTTTAATGCTCTAGGAAACAAAACTTACACTCTTACTCTTGGTAAGGATTATTCTGCTGCTGGTGGATTTAAGGCATCTCTTGCAAATCTAAACACAGCATATAATCTCTTTGCTAATAAAGATGAGATTGAAGTTGATTATCTTCTACAGGGTCCTGGACTTCTAGTAGAAGCAGATTCTCAAGCAAAAGCAAATCAATTGCTTTCTATTGCTGGAGATAGAAAAGATTGTGTAGCATGTATTTCTCCACACAGACCAAATGTTGTTGATCTAACCAATAGCACAGATCAAACCAATAATGTTCTTAGGTTCTTTAGTGCTCTATCATCTTCCTCTTATGGAATCTTTGATAGTGGTTACAAGTATACTTACGATAGATTTAACAACAAATTCCGTTATATCCCATGTAATGGTGACATAGCAGGATTAATGGTTAGAACAAATATTAATGCTTTCCCATGGTTCTCACCTGCAGGTCAGCAACGTGGTATTTTAAATAATGCAATTAAACTTGCATATAACCCAACAAAAGCACAAAGAGATCTCCTCTATCCTGAAAGAGTTAACCCAGTTATTAATCAATCTGGAACTGGTGTAATGCTCTTCGGTGATAAGACTGGTCTTTCTTATCCATCAGCATTTGATCGGATTAATGTTCGTAGACTCTTCCTTACAGTTGAGCAAGCACTTGAAAGATCTGCTCAATCACAACTCTTTGAACTTAATGACCAGACTACAAGGTCTAACTTTATTAATATTGTTGAACCTTATCTAAGGGATATTCAAGCAAAGAGAGGCATTTATGACTTCTCAGTTATTTGCGACGAATCAAATAATACTCCTGATGTGATTGATAACAATGAATTCAGGGCAGATATCTTCCTGAAGCCAACCAAATCTATTAACTACATTACCTTAACATTTGTTGCTACCAGAACAGGTGTAAGTTTTGAAGAAGTGGCTGGTAGGTAAAGGCAATTAATCTAATTTCATATCAATTCCATAGGAGGAACTATTAATGTCTACACTCAGAACAATTACCGCTTTCAAGTCGAAGCTTTCAGGAGGTGGCGCAAGGCCGAATCTCTTTGAAGTTGAGATACCATCATTCCCTGAGGCTGCTGGTACAAATACTTGGAGAACTGGTGACAACCAAGAGGCGGATACTTTCAAATTCTTATGTAAAGCTGCTTCATTGCCAGCTTCTAATGTTACCCCAGTTGAAATACCCTTTAGAGGTCGTATTTTAAAAGTTGCTGGAGACAGAACATTTGAAACATGGTCTACAACTATTATTAATGACGAAAACTTCCTAATTCGCAATGCATTTGAAACATGGATGCAAGGAATTAGTAAGAATAGTAATGCAACTGGTGCTACCAATCCAAGTGCATATATGACATATGCTTTAGTTCATCAACTTGGAAGAGGTGCTGATCAAGGAAGATCATCTACAGGTGCTTCAGCTGCAGTCGATGGATCTGCAATTACTCCATTAAAGACTTATACTTTCTTTGATATATTCCCAACTACAATTTCTGCAATTGATCTTTCTTACGAGAATACAGATGCAATTGAAGAATATAGTGTAGAGTTCCAAGTTCAATACTGGGAACCAGGCGCATATACCAGAGATAACGCCTAATTTGGATAGACTAAATAACTAGTATAAAGAACTAGTTTAATAAATTATGGCCAAGTTATTTGGATTCTCGATTGAGGATACTGAACCGCTATCTCCGAATGTTGTCTCGCCTGTTCCTCCTAGCAGCGATGATGGCAACGATCACTATTTGAGTAGCGGTTTTTTTGGGTCTTATGTTGACATTGAAGGTGTCTATAGAACAGAATTTGATTTAATAAAAAGATATAGGGAAATGGCACTCCATCCAGAGTGCGATAGTGCAATTGAAGATATTGTAAATGAAGCAATTGTTGCAGATACTAATGATAGTCCTGTAAAAATAGATCTTGATAATTTAAATGCTAGTGATGGAATTAAAACTAAGATAAGAGAAGCCTTTAAATTTGTACTTGAACTATTAGATTTTGATAGAAAAGCACATGAAATTTATAGGAATTGGTATATTGATGGTAGATTATATTATAATAAAGTAATTGATATGAAGAATCCTCAGGAGGGGATTCAAGAATTACGTTATATCG